GGCCCGCGCGAGGTCGCCCGGACGATCCGCAATGCCATCGGCCTCACGGCCAAGCAGGAGGATGCAGTTCGGAACTATCGCCGGCTGCTGGAAAACGGTTCTGCTGAAGCGCTGGGCCGCAGCCTTCGGGATCGCCGACATGACCGCAGCGAGGAGCGCGCCGATCGCACCGGCGAGCCTCTGTCGCCCGACACGATCGACAAGATGGTTGACCGGTATCGGAGCAATTTCGTCGCCTACAGGGCGGAGACGATTGCGCGCACCGAAACCGCCCGCGTCGTCAACGAGGCTCGCGATGAGGCCTTAAATCAGACGGTCGAGGAAGTCGGCATAGAGGCGAGCCTCATTGAGCGCGTCTGGCGTTCTGCAAAGGACAATCGCGTTCGCCATACCCACGCGGCGATGGACGGCCAGGTCGTCGGGAAAGACCAACCGTTCACGAGCCCGAGCGGCGCATCGCTGATGTATCCGGGCGATGCCAACGCTCCGGCAGCCGAAATCGTCAACTGCCGCTGTATCGCGCTGACACGTATCAAGAAAAGGAATGCGCTATGAGCGAACCTAACGCTAGCGCCGTTCATGTCGATAGCCCGGACTGGAACGGTCGCAAGAAGCCAAAGACCGCCATTGCCAAGCGGGCGCTTGAGCCGCTCGACAGCGAGCGCTCGAAGACGCCATTTCCTTATCAGGCTAATGTTCTCGGATCGCTTCGCGAGGATCAGGTCCCGCGCTTCTTCGGCGCCTTGACCGATTCCGAGAAACTGCCCGCGAAGACAGTCAAGCTCTCCGATCTCACAGCAATGCAGAACCGCGTCGATACAGCGAAGGTCAAGGCGATCGCGGAAAACGGTGCCCAAGGCGGCAAGCTTCCGGTCGTCGTGCAGCACAACGGCCAGAACTGGATTGCCGACGGCCATCATCGCCTCGCGGCCGCATGGCTCAACGGTGATGAAGACGCCGAAGTGCGGTTCAAAGACCTCGAGCCGGAGACGAATGTCATGAAGGATGCCGGGCAATTCCGCGTTGCCAAGGTGGATGAAGGCCTCGGCCTCGTCTTTGGCTTCGCAATCGTCTGCAAGGTCAAAGGTGAGGACTATTACGACCTCAATATCGATCCGAGCGGCGAACGCGTTCCGGAGCACATTCCGGAAGATGCGATGACGAAGGCCGCGCTGGATCTCTCCGGCAAGGGCGCTCCCGGCAATGAGATGCATAAGGGACCGGATCGCGGGCACTTCCCATTCATGTTTCCGCTGACCACAGACATCGCCAAGAGCCTCGGAATTCAGACCGAAAAGACCGGTCTCCTGGTGGCATACAAGCCGCCCGCCGATGTCCTCGCGAAGTTCAGGGACGGCACCTACACCGGCTTCAGCATCGAAGGCGGTCGCGTCAAATCGGAGCTCGTTGATTGATGACCAAGAGAATTCTTCGTGAGCTGCGCCTCGACAAGATCGCCGCAGTCGACAAGCCATGCCAGGAGCACGCCACCATGACGATCATGAAGCGCGACGAGAGCGATGATCTCTATTGGAAGCGGGATTTCTCCGACAAGGAGCGCGAGAAGCTGGCGGAATCCGGTGCAGCAATGAGCGACGGCGGCTTCCCGATCGTCACCACTGCCGATCTGAAAAACGCCGTCCGCGCCATCGGCCGCGCAAATAATCCGGAAGCGGCCAAGAAGCACATCATCCGCCGCGCCCGCGCCCTCGACGCCGTCGACATGCTCCCCGAGGATTGGGAGGTGAAAAAGATGGCCGAGGCAGTCGAGACCATCGCGAAAGCCTGGATCGACCCAGCCGATGGCGCAAAGCCGTTCAGCGACTTCCTCGAAGCCTCCATGGAGAGCACCCGCTACTGGGAAGCGATGGAAGCTGCAGGCCCGATCATCTGCGCCCTCGACAATTCGCTCCGCTCCATCGCCGGCGACGGCACCCTCGACGTGGAAGCCAGGCAGAACGCCATGCGCGAGAGCGTCGAAGCCTTCATGGCCCAGATCCGCGAAACGATGCCTGAAATCCAGGAGGAAATCGCGGAAGCACTCACCGACCTCGGCAAGAGGTCAAATGCCGGCAACCATGCCGGCGATCACGTCAGCAAAAAGGAGAAATCTATGTCTGACGAACTGAAGAAGGTCGCCGACCTCGAAAAGAAGGTTGCCGATCTGACCAAGTCCCTGGCCGAGGCTCAGACCATCGCCAAACTGTCGGCCGACGAGCGCGACCACATGGATACTCTCGACGAGAAGGGCAAAAAGGATTTCCTCGCCCTGTCGCCGGAAGAGCGCAAAGCCAAGGTCAAGAAAGCTGCCGAAAGCGATGAAGTGCTGAAGGTCGATGGCGCCGAAATCCGCAAGTCTGCGGTCGGTGAAGCAACCTTCACCGTTCTGAAGTCTCAGCAGGCCGCAATCGCCAAGCAGGCGGAAGACCTGAAAAAGGCCCAGGACGCCGCGCATTTCGCGGAACTCAAGAAGCGCGCTTCCGACGAATTCAGCCATCTCCCCGGCACTGTTGAGAGCAAAGCCACGATCCTCAAGGCGATCAGCACCCTTGACGAAGAAGTCCGGAAGGGCGTCGAGCAGGTGTTTTCCACCGCCGAAAAGCTGATGTCCAACGCCTTCGTCATGAAGGGCGTCAACGACGGCTCGACTGCTGCCGAAGGCACTCCAGAAGCAACGCTGAACAAGCGCGCCAAGGAAATCCAGAAGGCGGAGAATACCACCTTCGAAAAGGCCTATGCCAAGGCCATGGAAGAAAACCCGGCGCTCTACGAACAGATCAGCACGCCGGTAGCGTCGGCCCAGTAAGGGGCCGGCGAACCGTCAACCTTTCCCCGCTGTGAAGCGGCATGTCCCTTAGATGGAGATTTTCATGTCCTACAATGACAAGAAGAGGGCAATCACCGTCGTCGCCGGCGCTGATCTGTCCGCAAGCCAGTTCCTGTTCGGCAATATCAACGCAAGCGGCCAGCTTGTGGTCGCCGCTGCCGCCACGGCTGCCGATGGCGTCATCGATGGCACTGGCACCGTCGGTCAGGCAATCCCGCTCGCCGTCGAGGGCGTTGTCGAGGTTCGCCTCGGCGCCACGCTCGCCGCCGGCGCCACGGTTGCTTCCGGTGCCGACGGCCGCGCCGTCACCGCAGCAGCCGGTGCCCAGCTCGGCAAGCTCATCCAGGGCGGCGTCGCCGACGATGTCGTGCCGATGCTCTGGGAGAAGGTAGCCTAACCGTCCCCAACTGACACTCTGAGCCGCTCGCAAGGCGGCTTTCCACCAACACAGCGTCGCGATGACGCCACGTTCCCTTAGATGGAGATTTTCTCATGCCGCAGCCCAATATGTCTTCGGTTCACGTCAATGTGCCGCTGACCAACATGTCGGTGGCCTACATTCAGGACCAGTCCCACTTCATCGCCGACCGGGTTTTCCCGAACATTCCTGTCACCAAGCAGTCGGATCGCTACTACGTCTATAGCCGCGCCGACTTCAACCGTGACGAGATGCAGGTGCGCGCGCCTGGCACGGAATCGGCCGGTGGTGGCTACACCCTCGACAACACGCCGACCTACTATGCCCCGGTTTGGGCGTATCACAAGGACATCGATGATCAGATCCGCGCCAATTCGGATTCGATCCTCCAGCCCGATCGCGATGCAACGATCTTCGTAACCCAGAAGGCGCTTATCCGCCGTGAACGGAGCTGGGCTCAGAAGAACTTCATCACCGGCGTGTGGGCAAACGAAGAGACCGGTGTTGCAGCAACGCCCGGTTCCGGCCAGTTCCTGCAGTGGAACGATGCGGGCTCGACGCCGATCGAGGATGTCCGCGCCGCCAAGCGCAAGGTTCTCGAGCAGACCGGCTTCGAGCCGAACAAGCTCACGCTCGGCAAAGCTACCTACGATGCGCTCGTCGATCACCCGGACATCATCGACCGCGTGAAGTATGGTCAGACCGCTGGCGCGCCAGCCATGGCCAATGCCAGCACGCTTGCCCAGCTCTTCGAAGTTGACGAAATCCTCGTCTCCAAGGCCGTCTTCAATGCCGGTCCGAAGGGCGCAGACTTCGCTTCCTCGGCCACCAAGGAACAGAGCCAGTTCATCGCCGGCAACAATGCCCTCCTGACTTATACCACGCCGACGCCGAGCATCATGCAGCCGACGGCTGGCTATACGTTCTCCTGGTCTGGTTGGTTCGGTGCCGTCGACCTCGGCTTTAGGATCAAAAAATTCAGGATGGAGTGGCTGGAATCCGACCGCGTCGAAATCCAGATGGCATTCGATCAGAAGGTGGTCGCTGCCGATCTCGGCTTCTTCTTCGCCAACGCCGTCGCATAAGGCGACATTGAGGACCGGGCGCCTCATCTAAGTAATAGCAAGCCCGGCTCACTTTCATCACCATCCACATTGAGGAAGTATGACCATGGCCCGAGCGACCTGGCGGCATGCCTTTCAGCGCGACCGCGACTTCATTACCTTTCGGCGACCGCTGACGATCGGCGGCAAGAGTTTTGCGCCAGGCGAGCCGTTCGACAAGACGCTGGTGCCAACACGCAAGCTCCGGCAATTGTTCGAAAGCCACCGGATCATCTTCGTGGACGTGCCCAAGCCCGGCGCTCTGCCGGAAAGAGACGAGCCGATCGCCATGCTCAACGGCTCCAATATCCTCGCATCGACCTATGAGATCGCCGGAAAGACTGTGACGCTCGGCGAAATCGTCGCGGCAGCCCACAAGCTTTCCGGGATGACGGTTGAGGAGTGGAATGCTCTCGCTGATGATGCACGCGAGGACCTGCTGCGCGCCGAGTTTGACCGGTTGCTGGCCGAAGTCCCCGGCGATGACGTCCCTGTGGAAGAGCCGGTATCCGAAGCCGTTGACGAAGTCCACGCCATCGAAATCCCTGCGGACTGGGCAACAAAGCCTTTCCTCTCCATCCGAGCTCTCGCTCGCAAGATCGACCCGACGCTGCCGGCCGACGTCGGCAAGGATGATGCCGTTGCGGCGATCGAGCTCGAGCTTGAGCAGCGCGCACAGGGCGGCGAATGAGCGGTCCTCTTCTCACGGGCCAACTGGCCAAGGCAATATTTGCCGGGTTCAAGGGCAAGCTGCTGTCGGGCACGCTACGCCAGCAATCAGCCGGCGGGGTAGACCAATGGGGTGATCCAATCCCCGGCACCGTGTCGCTCTACGGCTGCGAGGGGTTCACCGATGAATATTCGGATGCATTCCGAGTACAGGCCGGCATCCCTGAAACCGACCTCAAAGTTTGCATCTTTGGACAGAGCCTTCCGGCCGGCGTGCAGCCTACAAAGGACAATCAGGCTCAATTCCGTGGCCAGTGGTATCAGCTCAGGAAGATTAAGGTTGATCCTGCCATGGCATTGTTCGAGTGCCAGGCCTTTCGCATTGAGGTGCCTGCGCCATGACTGTTGAATGGAATGGGGACGCTGTCCTCGCAAGGATCCGACAGGCTGCCATGACCGGCGTCGTCAGGGGCGTTGAATCCGTCATCGAGGAAGCTGACAGCCTCATGCGGGAAACACCTCGGACCGGCCGAGAATACCGGCGCGGAAAGGTTACCCATATCGCGTCTTCTCCCGGAAACCCTCCGGCAATCGATACCGGGCGGCTTCGTCAGGGTCTGCGCACCGAATATAATCAGGCGGATCTCTCCGGCACTGCGATCGCCAGCACTGAATATGCCGCTTCGCTCGAGTTCGGGACGGAGAAGATGGCGCCACGCCCATTCATGCGGCCCGCGCTTGCTAACCGCCGCGAGGAGATCGAGGCGGACATCTCCGATGAAATCAGGAGTGTCCTGAAATGACCGCGCCCGCGCTAGACATTCTGCCGGGCCTGCGCTCAGCAATCATTGCCGTCCCGGCGATCACCGGCAAGCTCGGCACATATAACGGCGCGCCATCGGTTCACACCCGGCGACCGGTCCCTTCAGACGCTCCCTATCCGATGGTCGTCATCGGCCCAATCATCGCGCGAACGGATAATGACGGTCTTTCGGACTTCCGCCCGATGGTCGTGATCGACGTTAACGTCTATGGCCCTCAGCCGGCCTCATATCGCGACGTCGAGACCGTCGCAGAGGCGATCTACGGTCTGTTTCATCGACATTCATCGGTGCTTTCAGTCCAGGGCTACACAGTCACCGATATTCGTTGCACCGGCCCGTCACCGGCGCCCGTC